GTGCCAGCACATTAGCGGAAGTCAGAGTTCCAGAAGACACAACAGTTGCTGCCATGTTGGTCGTCGGGAAGTACGTCGCGCTATTGGATGCACTACCAACACGAATGTTGAGAGCGTTAGCAGTACCGCCACCAACCGTCCAATTCACCAGCTTCTCGGCAATAATGTCGATGATCTGAGAATTGGCAGGAACAGTGATCGTGCCGCTAGTGATGTTGCCGCCTGCATCAGAGGTAACAGTAGTTGCCTGCGATACTACGACCCATCCACCATCAACCGAGTCAGTAAGCGTGTCAGAGCCGGTACGGAGCGCCGAACCAATATAGGTTTGACTCATTTCATTTCTCCTATTTGATAGGAGGCCGAAGCCTCCATCGTTTTACCAGTCTCTTAGACGCCCGGGGTGCCGTACATTGCACGTGGGTCGGTAAAGCCAACGTCGTAACGCTCGGTGGCCTTATAGCGCATCGAGTCAGTCTCGAAGTCACCTTCCATCGTCTTTTCCAGCTTACGACGCATCATCAGCTTCATGCCCTCAGGAGCATCAGTCTGAACCCACCATGCGGTTGCAGAAGTCAGACGCGACAGAACTGCAGCGCCCTCGTCCAGCAGGCCGATGGATTTGATCGGGTTGATGTCGTTGTTTGCATTGCCGGAACGCAGAACCGACTTCAGCAGAACTTCAGCTTGGAAGACGTTGCCCGGAGCCACCACCAGCTGGCGGGGAACCAGACGAATCTTCTTGCCGTTGTTGTCCACTGCCTGACGGATCTGGATCAGCATCTGTTCCAGAGAAGTCTGGGACAGGTTAGCTGCAGTCGTCAGCAGGTTCGAGAACGTACCGTTGACGATTGGGTGCGAAGCCGAGTTCAGCTGCACACCGTCACCGCCCGGGTAGGCGCTGTTGAACGCACGATTCAGGACGTTAGCCGACAGCGTTTCTTTCGTCTCAATCAGAGACTGTGCCAAGTGACGGGCATAGACCTGACCGATACGGATGTGATCGCCGTCCTCAACGAGAACTTTGGTCAGAGCAAATGCCAGACCATAGACGTTGTAGACGTAACGCTTGAGGAACAGCACACCGCCCTGCTGATAGACGACAGGAGCGCCGTCAGGCATTTGCGGAGCTGCACCAAAGCCGTACAGAACCGGCTCTTCGTGGTAGTTACGGGGAATGCCTTCCTGCTCGCGGAAGACTCGTGACCATTCATCAGTACGCTGATCGTAAACACCGTCGAAGCATTCATTCAGAATCGGTTCGACAATACTACGAAAGTCTGTACTTCTCATTGGGGCTGCCATAGTTCAGTCCCTCCTTATCAGATAGCCGCCGCATTGGCGAGATACTGGTGCTGGCTGATCTGAACCTGCACAACAGTGTAGTTGTCACCCCATGCGTTGTCAGGATAGGGGGCCAGATTTACAACACGGCACTGCTTGACCGAACCAGCGCCAGCAGCCGTGGTGCCCAGAGTTGCCTGAGACAGACCAGTGACGTTAGAACCTGCAGTGGTGTTCGAGAGATTGAACTCGTCACCAACAGCAGCCTGAGTCAGAGAGCCTTCTGCCTGAATCTCATACACGATGTTAGGGTCAGTGTAGAAGTAGGCAACGCACGAACCAGTCTGGTAGGCGGTAGAGCCGGGCCAATAGTTCGATACGCGACGACGACCAGTGGTATCAGTCCACTCGACGCCAGCAAAGGCACCGACGAACTGCTCACCAGCAGCAGCAGGTTGAATCACGCCAGCACTGTCGAGTTTGACAGGCTGACCTTTGAGGATGTCCGAGCTATAGCCCGAGGTAATTCCGTTAGCCAGCACGGTGGCGCGATCCAGACCCGAAGGATGAAACGCAGGGCGCAGGCCGAACGGAGCATTTGTCGTAGACATTTGTCACTCCATAAGGTTTAAAACACTCCTACCCTTGGAATACAGGAGCAGGCAGCGGTTTATCAAGTTGCTCGATGCCTTCACCCTCCGTCCGACTCAGGGCTTTGCCTGAACTATCACGCTGCTGAAGTGCTTCAGCTTGAACGCGAATCTTATTAGCCTCTTCCAACGGTGCATCGTGGTGGAAGTGCGTCATAATTTCCTGATAGTGCTCCATCGGTATTTTGAAGAGCAGCATCTCGTTACACGCAATATAACCCTCATGTTCGCCAGCTTTTACACGGTAATTCTCGTATCCCCCTACCTCTTCAGCTTTCACTGGTACGTAGCCAAGGCGAATCCGCTTATCAATACTGTCGTAACTGTTGGTTGTCGATAGCCAGCATACATGCCAGCCGGGAAGATCAGGTGCATTGGGCAATGCGCTTTGTGTCCATTCGTCCTTCCACATCTTTCGACGTTCGTCGGCTGACACAAAAGTTTCCTCCGGTGCCTCACGAGACTTGTCGTGACTAGCGCGATCCTCGCGCCCACCTGCAGAGAGAGATTTTTTTAAACGAGAATCCATGATTAGCTCCTGTTCTGTCGTGCTTCAATTGCGTAGCGTTTGATCATCCGGGCGCGCTTTTCAGGATCGTCCCAGAATCCGGCTTCTTTCATCGCTTGAACCTGCTCCCTACTAAGAACGAGCTGGTTCGCTTTCGGACTACTAGATGCCTCACGCCCCGAACTGGTTACAACACTCTTCGGAGGCTTCCTCACTGGCGGTTTCTCGCTAGTGAAATCAGTATAGCGGTTGGGTAATACTTTTGACAAGCGATTGTCAAGCTCTTCCCAATATTCTGGCGTCTTAGGATCCCAGCCCTCGTCAGCCAAAGCTTGGTCTACCGTCAATGCAATCTTTGAGTCCATGTCTTGCCCTTGAGGGTTATACCAAGGATTAGCCTCCATCCATGACGAGGCGTAACGCTGAAGCAACGGATCTTGCTGGATCGTCTGAGGACGGTCAGGCTGCACCATACGCTTCTTCATTGCGTCTAGGGCTTCAACCTCACGACGCGCTTCAAACCACATTTCTTGCGCTTGAGTAAGAAGCTCACCGTTCATTGACTCAGTGGCCTCTTGCATCTTGCGTTTCGCAAAGTCAACACGGAGCTGCTGATCTTCAATCGCCTTGTCTACCCGAGCCAACTCACTGCTTTGCGTTTTCTTTTCGATAACAGACAAACGCTCTAGCAATTCTTGGTTCTGACGTTGCAAGTTTTGCAAGCGAATATCCTTTTCCGTCTGTACTTGACGGTGGTATTCCTTGCGAGCTTTACGCTTGGCTCGTTTAGCAGCCCGGATAGCGTCTTGCTCGGGGTCTACGGAGCCATTAGCGGCGATCTCAGCCGCTTCTGCAGCCGCGTCAGCTGCATCCTCATCCTCGTGTGCCGCAGGCTCTGAAGCCGCTTCTACGGGCTCTGGTGCCAAATCTGCAGGCAGGCTGACTAACGCAGTCCCATCCTGCTCCTCAGACACAAACAAGTCTTGAGTCTTGTTGTCAATCTGATCACTCATACAAAGGCCCTCATGGTCAGCGGATCGCAAGTCACCTTGGCGATCACTTCGTGGTCATTGAAGACGGCAAACAGCGCCGGATCTTCGTCGGGTTGGTCAGGAACAGATACTTCCCAACGGTCGCCGCCCCACTTCGGGACGCGAATGTAGTCCCCTACCTCGCACCATGAGCCTTCAGGCCAAGACTCCATTGTGTCGCGCTTCTTAAACGCTAATGGGCCAACAGCAATTACCTTCGCAACCATGTTCTGCCACTTCTCAGTCTCTTTCGTTTCTTCAACGAGAATGATTCCAGCAGTTGTCGTCTTCTTCTTAGCACGACGTAGTTGCACAAGAATTCTTGCGCCAAGAGGTTGTGCGCCGGGGTCTACCGTGGGAAATGCCCACGCTATTTCAGCTTCGCTAGAAGCTACCGGCAGTTCATTCATGTTCATTCGGTTCCTCTAAAAGTTTGTTAAGGATGTCTAATGCTTCACCGAGCCCAAGATAATTCCCCACTAGCCGGTGGTAACTCTCGATGTTCATCGCGTTACCCTCAGCTAATGCAGTCGCTATCTCTGCCCGACGCGCTTTTACAACGCTTATGAAGTCGCTCGCGTATCTCATGCGTTTCGCTTGTCTACACCTTTGCCACCACTAAAATTGCCGTGGTCGCTATTCGCTTTCGGCAGGGTCGCAGAACCCTGTTCTTTCATCTGCTCGCCATTCACCCATGCGCCTGCAGCCATGCGCTGGTGCTGCTTGACCTGCTCGGTCTGCTGCTCTTTGTCGTAATCAGCCATTACAGTCTCCCTAAGTTACGTTGCGCTGCCTGTTGCAGCTTTTCAGCGGTTCTCTGCTGTTCTGCCTGAAGTCGAAGCTCATCCACTGTCAGATCAGCCTCCTTCATTCTTTCCTTCGTCAGGTTGTTCTCTGCGTTCATAGCAACCTCAACCTGCAGTTTGTCAGTTTCCATCTTCATGTCAGCCTGATCCCTCATCGCCCGACGCTGCGTCTCAGCCATCGAGGCCTGCAGAACAGCCGCCGCCTCAGGGTCACGCATAGCAGCAGCCTGTAGGTTCGTCTGGGCAGCCTGCATCTGGGCAAATTGCTGGCTCAACTGCTGCAGGATCGGCATTACCTGAGCAAACACCTGCTGGGCATCCATCTTCACGTGAGCTGTAGCTACGGCAACCGTCTGGTCAATAGCCTTCGACATCTTCAGCTCGCCGTATTTCTGCAGGTCAATGCCCGTCTCACCCACAGCGTACTGAGTCACTTGGTTCTGATACCACAGCAAGATGTGCTGCTTTACGTGCTCAATGGTCTGTGGAATGCAGGCTCCAGCCATGATTGGGCTACCACCCAGCACTGGGTCAGTCGCAAAGTCCAAATGACTCTGGATGTGCGCCAGATGATCCTGATTCGGGTAGGCAAACGCCGGTTTACCCAAGGCCATCGCTGCATTCTCGTCAGCCGCATTCATCTCCACCGGCTTGATGGCGTTAGGCATCAGCTCATTGACGTTTGGCACCTTCATCTGCTTCAGAGCCCGGGACACGACAGCCCTCGGGTCAAACAAACTGGGGTACTTGTCCATGTACGCAATCACGGCCTGAGTCTGCGCCATGCGTTGCGTTTCGCTAAAGATGTGTGGGTCAGAGACAGGGATGACGTCTGAGTTCTTCTCAAAGTCCTCGCGCTCAATCGGCAGGTCTGCCACCACATCAGACTTCAGCTGGTCGTCCAGATACCAGCGGTTGATGCGCCCTAGAACCTGCAGAAGGCGCTTCTGAGACGTATGCAGACGGGCATGGATAGCAGAGAACACCGCAGCGCCCTGCTCAATCAGCGCCTGCGTAGTGCCTACAGGAGCCTGAGAGTTGATGTCAGCAATCTTCTCCTCTGACGTAGTAACAACACCCTTGGCAGCCGTCTGCAAGAAGCCTAGAAGCTGGAACAGCACAGGGCTCGGCGGGTTGAACGGCATGGGCATCGCCACCTTACGGATGTCGTCAATACCGGGAGCCGCCTCAATCTCAACCACCTGCGTCACATCTACCTGATCACTCTGACCAGAGAGCTTGCCGCCCTTCAGTTTCAGCAGGGTTGCAGCATTGTTAATGTGGGCAGAGTCCAGCAAAGCACGGAGAGCACCCGTCAGAGCACCTGCCAAGTCGCCCATCAGATGAGGTAGGCCAATGGCGTAGGCACCACGCCACGGGATGAACTTGAACTCAATCAGCCAATCCAGCTTAGTCAGCGTCTCGTCGCCCTCTTCCCAGTTGCGATACAGGCCTAGAACCTTGTTGTCTAGCTCGTCAATCATCAGGATGTACGGAGCCATCTCGCCTTCAGTGCGACCGTCTTCCTTTAGCTCCATCCAGCAGTAGACATGGTAGACAGTCCTCAGACCATCAATGTTCTCGCTGATCGATACGCCTTCGATCTTGTCGTTGGCCTTCTCTGCCTCAGTCTCACTAGGCGTCATCGAAGCACGGATGAAGTTGACGTCACGGTACAGGCCAGAGTTAATACGCGCCTCAAACTCATACTGGGAGATGTTGTGCTCTTCAGTCACGCGCTGGGCTGTGTAGAAGTTCACAGACGAGGCAGGCAGGTGGATCTTGTCTACAGGGACAAACTCAGCACAGGGGCGCTTCTTCTTCTCGTCAAACCACAGCTTCATGTACTGCGATCCACCCATCGGCAGCTGGGTCAGCATCTGCTCCTGCTCGTCACGGAACTCCTCAATCTGCTCCGTCAGCTGCCAGTTCATGTAGTCACGCTTGCGCTCAGCCCTCTCAGTCTTCTCAGGCGTTACATCCCCAAGAATCTTGGTGCGGGTCGGGCCGTCAGGCGGGAACATCTCCTTGATCGCACGGGCAGCAAAGTCCACGCAAGCCTCAGCCAGCACAGGATGCGCAACCTTCGAGGCACCAGTGAACGTAGCACCACCCGGGGCATCCTCACCCAGACCAGAGCGCTTCAGACCTTCTGCATACTTCTTGTCGCGCTCCTTGCGGTCTTCCTTGTCCTTGTCGATTAGCTCAAGGTAACGCAAGCTGATGTCTTGCAGCTCACCGACGTCCAGCGTCTCTGCTAGGTTGTCGTAAAAGTCTGTGTCGTCCCTCGGGGTTTTGACATCAAGGCTGACGATCGCTGAGCCATCCTCCAGCTCCTCGACATCTGACTCCTCCATGTCAATGTCAATCACAGCCCCGCCATCAGGCGTATTTGTGATTCCCTCAATGAATCGACCAAACTCTGGATCTATCGGCATTTCAGGCATGATTGTTCCTTATTAAAACGCTGGCCCCTGAACCATTTTCTCTGCATCAGAAACGTCAGGGATTGTGTTGTAAGCAGCACCGCCCATTGCATAGCTGCCAACAACCTTGTTAGATAGATCAATAGCGCCACCACCAGCAATCATGTCGCCAAGATCAATAACGCGATTCTCAAATTCTGTCACTGCAGGGTGCGGCAGGCTGGCTGCAAACTTCTCTACGGCTGGATGAACAGCGCCGCCGTCTGCCATCTTTACAGCGCCACCAGTCTTGTACGGCTGGCCTTTAGATGTTGACTTCTTTACATCAGGCGTAATGTCTATGTAGTTAATTGTCTGACGACCTTCGCCCGGGACATCCAAGGTAGTCTGACCATACTTGCCCTTGTATGTGTTAGCGTACTTCTTCAGCGACCCCTCAAGCTCTTCGTCGTAGAACTTCTTCATGCCAGCTTCACGAGGGGCTACAATGCCAGCATCCTTCTCTTGCATCTGCTTCCAGATGCGATCAGTCAGCTTCTGCAGCTCTGCCTCTGATTTGCCGCGACCAATCTTTGCAACGGTGGCATAAAGACCATCTCTGTTATCAACAGTATGATGACGAGATTCTTGAAGGATGCCACGAGCACGAGCATCGTCCTCAAGGTTAATGTTCCCAGCCCTGCCACCACGCTGTTCTGTTGCGGTAACTCTCCAGCCGCCACTAGGCGCTTTTTCCCAAGCAACTACATCCGTTCCCCAACGATTGACTTGCGGCTGCGCTTTAGAGAATCCAACCCTCGTATAGCCATTGTCAGCGGCGTATTTCATAACGCGCTTCAATGCCATCTTGTGCCAATTGTCTGTAAACGGGCCAGATGGAACCATGTCTTTGTACTTGCCGTATTCTTCTTGCAGATTTTTTAGCTCTTTATTTGCTACGTCAAAGTCGTCTTTTAGTTTATTAAGTTTTTCAATTTCTGCAGCATTTGTTATTTTGTCTGACCTCACCATTTCTTGCTTTAACAATTGCTGCCGACGAAACAGCTCATTGACCTCCATCTGCTTCTTGTCTCGCATGTCTAAGACTTGCTGCATTTTTATCTCAGACTCTTTACTTCTGTACCCATGCCGACGGCCTTCTTGATGCCAGTCAGATTGCATCTCGTCTACGTACAGAATCTTATTGCCTTCGTCGTCAACGCGGTCTTGCAGGCGAACGTGAGCCAGCACATTAGGCTCGTCCCAATGGCTGCTCTCATACGATTCAGGGAGCATTTCAAACTCTTCAGAAACCCTATCCAACTGTTTTTGAAGTTGAGCTCTTTCTACGGGGTCTGTCTCATCTGCTAAAGCATCATCGAGACTTCTTAACTCTTTTCGTAGTTTGTCTCTCTCGTTTCCGGGCGTTTTAATGAGAATCTCACGATAGTTGCTACCCCCCGGCAGCTGGTAATCGTGATACTTCGTCTCGCCCTCATCAACGTACCCATAGTCCATGCCATGCTGACGAACCTCACCCTCAGCCGTCTCAAAGTCATAGACACCACGGCTTGGGGTAATGTCACGACCTCTTGGGTCTTGGATTTGGTAGCCAACATCGTCGTTGCCAAAGATTTCGTATCCGGTGTCGTTTCTCCAGCGCCGATAAGGGTTGTCATAGTATTCGTCTGATGCCATTTGATAGGCAGTCTCGCTGATGGCATCATCGACCATCTCGTCAATACGCCCACTATTGATCAATGGCTCGGCTTCCTCTGGGGTGTAACGATCTAGTATTTCCTCACGAATCTGATCTCTTGACTTGTGCCCGTAATTGTCCCAGTCATAAACTATGTCGTCAGCCCTCATTTGGATGCCGTCATAGTCATCAACGACTTCCCCCTCACGAGGGAACTTCATCTCATCTATATCGCTAGTGCCCTGCCTGTACTCCACCTCCTCAAGCACAAGCCGGTTCTTGTTCATGTAGTCTTGGATCTCTTGCTTACTGACAGTCTTCTTGCCCTTCAGCCAGCGCTCAAGCCCGGTAAATTCCAAGTCATCTGGCGACACATCAGGCGCTCTCTTGATGTCTTGCAGGAACGCCTCGCCCGTGCCAATGTTGCGCTTCAAGTTAGCTGCAGCCTTCTCAGCAGGCGAGTAAAAGCCCAATTGGTCAGCAGGCACCTTGACCTCTTGAGGCTTCAGGTCAGCAGCTGTGGCCTTCTTCTCCTCTCTCGCCAGATTCTGCGCTGCGTACTTCTCGCGCATCATGCGGCTGTACTCTTCCTTACTGAGCTTCGCCCCATCTTCAGGGGCTGCGTACATCCTCGTCGGCGCTGTCGCCCTCTCAAGCCCTGTCTCCATGAGCTCTGTAAACGTGGGCTGCAGTGCCTTCAGCTTGCGTCCAGCTGCTTGCATCTCTGCAATATCAAAGGGCATGAAGCGCCCAAGCTTGGCTGACACCTCAAACTCTTGCGGAGGCTTGAACTTCTCTAGCCCCTTCTCCAGCAGGTATTCAGATGTCGGGGCAGGAATGTCAGGGCCTTTGGGGGCAAACTGCTGCACGAGCGCCTTGGAAATCTCTGAGGGCATACCAGCCATGCCAAACATGGGGATCATGGCTCCCGTGGCTGCAGTTGGCTCAAGGATGTCTGCAGGCATACCCAACGTGCCTACAGTGCGACCAAAGGCCAAACCACCCAGCGTATTAGCCAGCCCACGCAGAGCCCCGCCTAGGACGTTCGTATCCTCTACAGGCACACCAGCTCGGGTGCGGGGACGGGCAGCTCTGCGCTCGACCTCAGCTTGGAACTCTTCTTGTAAGGGGAAGGCTTGACCGCCAGTCGCCATCTTGCGAATGGGGAACTCTTGCGAGCCAAGGATGTCCTTCATGTCTGACAGAGCCGATCGGCCTGTAGCAGTTGAAGGCGTATGTGGTGCGTACTGTGCTGCCCTGATTGCCTCTCGCAGCTCTGCTTCAAGCCTTGCGGCTTCCTGCGCCTCCTTGCTGCCAGCGGGAAGTTTAGACAGCAGCTGCATTAACTTTGAGGGATTGGGCATGATCACACCGCATAAGGATTGACGCGCTTAGGCTTAACGTCAACGTAGTCATCGTCGTCATACTGCGGCGGCGGATCAATGTCAAGCCAGCCAGCATCGCGCAAGTATCTCAGAGCCTGTGTACAACTGTCTACGTAATCATCATGAGTTGATTCTGGGAAACTGCATATCTGGCTCACGAACCCTTCAGCCCAGTCCCTGACGTACCCCTTGCGCACTGAGCTCTCAGGTATCCACACCCGCTTATGAGCAATGATGTTCGCTACGATGCTAAGACGCTGGATCTTATCGGCCTTGCCGGGGTTGTAGGCTCTCACCGGCAGGTGGGCTCTCTGTAAGTCTTGGATGAGCGATATACCTGCAGCCTTGTCTTCAATAAGCACCAAGTCAACCTTCTTGCCGCCGGTAAAGTTTCCTCTGGACTCGGCCTCGGGGTCAGAGCCATACGACACCTTAAACTCTTCAATGACCTTCGGGCGTAGATCCGGATACTGAAGTCGATCTTGCCACGCATCGATGAGCATGACCCCCATCGGCCCGTCAAGTGGCTTAAATACTCCCCAAGTAGTAGCCGCCGTCGGGTCATTAACCGTCTTTTCGGTGTACGCACAGTCATAGCTTTGTAGGATGAACTCGAACTTAGGAAACTCTTTGTTGGCAGGCCACAGCCTGAACATCTCGCGCTTCACAATCCCTGACTCTTCAGGGTCGATCAGCTCAGCCTCAATCTCCTGCCTGCCCAGCTTGGTGCCCTCATACTGCAGGATCTGGCGCTTGAAGTTGTCAGCAAGGTTGTTGATGTTGGCGTAAGTCGAGGCCCGGGTGATCACCACATCGTCGCCCTCTCGGCCTACCAGATCCACGATCAGATCCTTCGGCCTTGGGGTCGTAGTGCAAAGCAGGCGCACCCGTGTGCCCAACCGCATACCAAACTGGAGCATGTCCCACGCCTCGTCGATGTAGTCCCACGCCGCCAGCTCGTCTAGCCAGCCACCGTGGAACTGCGGCCCCCGGAAGCGCTCAGGCTCACTCGCCGGGATGCCCTTGATCAGGCTGCCGTTCACCAGCATCAGCTCGTGTAGCGCCTTGTTGTAGTCCTTAATCAGAGCTTGGGGGATAACGGACAGGAGGCCTGAGTCGCCCTCAAAGCAGGTGCCCCTGACGTCTGCAGAGGTAGGAGCTGATACTAGCCAGCGGGTCTTGGGTTGGCTCCATGCCCACCAGCCGAGCTCTTCAGCAGCTGTCCTAGTCTTACCTGCGCCACGGCCTGCAAGCATCAGCCAGATTGACCACCAGTCGCCATGAGGGCGGATCTGATGGGGGTGGGCCTTGATCAGCCAGTTGCTGCGCCATTCAAAGGCGGCGCGATATTCTGCCGGGAGGTTGGCATACTTCTTGTGAATCTCTGGGTCTTTCAGTAGCTCAGCTAGGTCGGTCAAAGTTCTTTTCCCTCAGCTTGGCTTCGATGGCATGGGCAAATGAACGCACATACTCGCCCGGTATTGCCGCTGGTGTTGCTGCGATCTCCATGATCTCCTCATCCGTCAGCCCAACCCATTCGCGCTGTGGTGGTGTGTCGTGCGATGTTTGATCCATCATCACAGTACGGGCTAAGGCTTCACAGGTCTGGCATGGTGTTGGGTCTTTGTATAACGCAGTCCATCTGTCAGGGT